GGGATGGTCAGGCAACCGTCTTTTTTAACCGCACACCATCTACAAAGGCGGATAAAACTCGACAGTAGACGGTGGGTTTCCACAGCCGAATTATACCAATAAAAAGGAGCCGGGTCAATTCCCGACTCCTTCTTTTTGTGCAATTCTACTTGCGGACCGCTTCACTTCATCCATTATGTACGAAAGGTGGTGAGACACTGTTGACCTATCCCAGCCCAACTCAGCCGCAACATCGACTTGTGCTGATTTTTCAATAATACAGCGTCTGGCAATCAAATCATCGTCCCGGTGCAGGGCCGCCTCGTAAATTGCACGTTCCAGATCAGAGCGTAAAAGGTCAGCCAATTCTGGAGGAAGCTTCACTTTTCCGCCCATGCTCCACGTCCTTTCTTTATCCCTTCCTTGCCAGCGCTGCAACCACCACGGACAGCTCTTCACGGGTCATCCACGACTTGGGCCGCTCGATCGTCCCGCCCACATCGGTCATAGCTCCGACATCGATTGCCGTATCAATAAACGGCTTTGCCCAGTCGCTGGCCGGTTCCTTCGCTTTCGCTTTCAAATAGTTGTCCATAAAGCTGTTAAACTGATCCTGAGTCATATCATCATCCTCCTGATATTCGGGGCGATATGCCCCCACAATGAATTTCTTGTGTCTCCGGCGGCGCAGTACCGCCCCTCCGTTGTCCTCACTGGCGCTTCCGGTGTTGCCATCAATGGTGGTGATGTAGGTCCCGTCCCAGCTCTCGCAGATGCCAACATGTCCGGCGGAGCTTCTGCCGGAGAAGTTGAAGAACACGATGTCTCCTGGCCGGTAGTCAGTCACCTTCTGCTTCTTGTGGAAGGACATCAGCGTGGGACAGTAGGCGGTCTCTCCGCCGCCGTAGTACAACTCGGGAGCCCCGGCCTCCCGGAACACCCACCAGACGAACACGGCGCACCAGGGGTGTTTGCCATCGGATACCTCCCTGCCATAGTAGGCAGTGTTGTATTTCACATTATCACTCTTGGCCGGGGATTCTTTGGCCCCGATCTGCGACCGGGCGATCTCCAATATCTTTTCAGCGGTTGCCATAGTGCGCCTCCTCACCTCTGTGCCTTGATCCACCCCGCCTGCTCCATCAGCTGCATCAGTTTGTCATAACCGAACATTGCGGAGAAGGCTACCAGGAAGATGAGGGCGATCAGCGCCACGATCATCCAGCCGGTGATGGCAAAGCGGTAATAGGACCACAGGCCGAAGCCCGCCCCCACCGTCACTACCGCGGCCACCAGGAAGGCCAGCAGGTTGGTGGGGAGCATATCGTACAGCAGGCTCTTGAGCACCTGTACGATGATGTTGGTCACCAGGGTCAGCGCCAGCACCAGGGCCAGCAGCATGGGCAGATAGTTGGTCAGTTCATTCATGGGTCGTTTCATCCTTTCTGGCCTTATCGGGCCAATTATTATTCTTGCTCAGATTCTCCACCAGTGATTTGATGGCGTAAGCCAGGATCACGGCAATGATCTCTGTGACGGCTTTCCCAGATAGCTGTTCTGCGATCTGCTCACGACCCAGATAGGCCAGCAGATAGGAGCACCACACCCAGGCGCAGCCATTGAACAGGCACAGCCAGACGGCGGCTTTCATGGTCTCCATGCACCCCCTTTTGGACCGGTGGGTGGACAGCCACCACAGCCCCAGACAGAACACGCAGGCCAGCGAGAACGCCGATACAACGGCCAGGATCATCTGCGTGCTCATAGGCCGATCCTTCCCAGCAGGAAAGCAATCACTGCGGCCAATACAGCCCAGACGGCCTTATCCTTGATGGAATCCCATCTCTTCTTTGGGGCCGCTTGTTCTGCCTCCTGCCAAGCGATCAACTTGTCCAGTTTCCCCATGATGTTCTCGTACTGCTCGTTCCTGGCTGCTTCCGCTTTTTCCAGGTCTCTTATTCGGTCAAACAGCTTATTGTGGGTATCTCTTGCCTGCTCCTGCATTTTCTCCATCTGCCGCTCCAGCATGTTTGCCTTTTGGAGTCCAAGGCAATCCCTCTGTGGGTCAATCAAGCATTTATCGTCCATCAGGTAAGTATCTCCATTTCGACAAAATTTTTGCTCTCCTCTTGCAGGCCCTATTTTGATGTGCTATAATAACGCCACATCCGACCAACTCTGAAAAGGTTACCCCCTTTTTTCGACAATCGGATGTTTCCCCCCTGTATTCCTATCCGTACAGGGGGGGATTTTTTATACCCTTTCCCACGCCTGCGGGTAATCTGTTGGACTATGTACGGTGTTGTCCGTCAGGCAGCGATATACTACGCCGCCATCCACGCAGCACTCCCCAGACATGTACATGCCACTGGTGCCGTTGGGTGCCAGCCACTCTTTTGCCTTGGAGGGGTCTTTGGTGTGGCAGATAGACCACAGGGCAGGGAGGTCCGCCGGCCTCTGGTCAGGCCATGTGGAGGCGTTGTAGGGCTGGAGGAGCTTATACAGCTGCTCACCGTCCCTCACCGGGGCCCCGATGGGCCATCCTGAGTAGTCCTTTTCCGGGTCAAATACGGGGGTCTTGCTCTCCTCGGCAATGATTGCTGTGCCGTCAAGATCGGAGGCCCGGCTTCGCAGGTCAAGGGCGTCTGCCGCACCCTGGGACCTCATTATGCTGAGGACCAAATCTTTGGTTGTCATGCGCTCTGCACCCCTTCCTGGTACGCCGCCGCCATGCTGTCCCATACTGCGGCGACCTCCTGCTTGTCTGCCTTGTTTTGCTCCACATCCTCCAGGCGGCTCTCTGGGGTGACCTCGGCCTCTTTCGCCGCTCTCAGATAGACCTCAAGGTTGCCCTCGATATCCTCCCGGGAGATGGTGGGCTGTTCCAGGTGATATTCGTCATACTCCCAGCCCGTGATGGTGGTCTCGTCCAACTGCTCATGGTATTCTTCGACATTCTCATAGAACCGCACCAGACACCATCCGGGTTTATTGGGCATGGCCTCAATGGAGAACGTGCCGGGGTCGTTATCGCCTCTTACTCTCATGATTTCACCTCCCGGAACTGGAGACGGGCGCCGAGGTCGGAGTTCTTGTCCGATGACGTGTTACTCGCGTCGAAGTAAAACTGACCGCCATTCAAGCGCTTACTATAGGAACCTCCGACATTAAGCACACGCCAGCCGCCGCCGGAGTACATATAGTCCGGGATGTAGGTAGTCGAACTACCTCCGGGCTCATTAGGTAGATAGGCCCACGGAAAATCGGTGGATAGGCCCAAGCCTTTGATCCAGCCAGTGGTGGAGCTGAGAGTGACACCGGTGGAGGTATAGTTGGCGGTGGTGTCGTCAGCATACTTGGTAGGATCGGTGCAGATATAAGCAGTCCGGTTTTGGAAGTTGATTCCATCTACCCACTCCCGAACATTCCCCCACGGGTTCTCAATCCAACGGTACTGCACCGCACTATTATCACTCGAGTTTGCTCTTCCGGTGTGGTAGACCATGGCGTCGGTCAATCCAGTTTTGTTGACTGATGGGTTGTTGACGAGGCCCTGAGCTATCTTCTTTTGACCCTCCCAATCGGCGTATTCGACCAGATACAACAAATCATAAGCGCACCATGCGGCGATGTCACGGAGCTGGAAGCCGGAGGCCATGTTTCTGGCGTAATCCCGGAATGTGCTTCTTGTTTTGCTCACACTCGGGGTCGTACCGGAATAGCTGGCAAGAATAAACCCCAGTGTACCTGACGATGCTTCACCGGCCTCATACCTCGCCAAATAATTATCACCGCTCCCCGGATGCAAAGAAAGTCCGTCTACTGGCCCATCCGCAACGTAATATCGGAAGATGCTTCCGCTCTTTTCGATTTTGTAGTAAAACTCTGGGATTTTTACCATTACGGGCACACTAATGTTTGTCCTTGTAAATCCAGATTCGCCTTTCTTGTTTAAAACTTTTCCAGAAGTATTAATGATGTTGTACTCCTCCATCCCCATCCACGGCATATAGTTATCGAATGGTGAGGAGCCTGAGCCTGTCCCAACTGCGGGTACTGGCTCGGTTGTGATGTCAACAGTGACCAGCTTGTTGGGATCGTTGGCTTTGGTCAGACGGGTCAGGGCGGTGGATGGTTGGGAGCTGTCCCAGGAGACGCCGAAGACGGAGGTGAGGGATTCGATTTTAACGTACTTTCCATAATTTACTGTGACATAATTAGTAGATCCTTCGGTTTCTACATAATAACCAATCTTGCCTATTTCCGCTGGAACCTGCTTTTTTGCCGATACTGTGATGTAGCAGTATCCGTCACTAACAGCCGAACTGTTGTCTACCGAAATATCAGCATATTGAGAATAGTCTGGGTCCATCCAGCTTGCGCTGATTTCTCCATATTGGGGTGTCACAGTAATGGTAACAGACCTTTTATTTGCATTTAGTGTTTGGGTACCATCTGGGTAAAAAGTAGCGGAGTTGTTCGCCTGCCTAATCGTCCACGTCGCGTTTTTCGTCTCCGTAGTCCCATCCCACCACTGGTAGCCGGGCTTAGGAGTAAATGTTGCGGTGTAAGTCCCTGCATTGGTGCCTTTGACACTCCCTCCAATGGTCAGCTGATCCGGGTCGTAGTTGTTCCATGATACTGTTTGCAACGTATATGGTTTGTATGTCAGGCTTCCGCTCTGTGTTGGAACCACCGGAATGATAATCGCAAACTGCACCGCCACGCTCAGAGAGGCGCTGGCCGCCGTGTAGTTTGTCCCCTCGCTGGCCGATACCTGGATGGCCGTGTTGCCGGTCTCCACACCTGTTACTGTCAGGGTTGTCCCCTCCAGGGATGCTGTAGCTACGCCGGAGTTATCAGACTGTGCGGACAGAGTGCCGTCCCCCGTGTAGGTGACAGCCACCGCCTGAGATGTGGTGGAGGTATCCAGGCTCACAGATGCCGGGTCAAACGTGATGCTGGGGGTGGCCTTAGCAATAGACCACTGGATATCCTTCGCCTCCGTGCTTCCGTCCGCCCACTTGTACTGCTCTGTTGGGGTGACCACCGCCGTATAGCTCCCAGCATTCGTGCCGGACGTGTCGCCGGATAGGACCATCTTGTCTGCATCGTATC